CGTTCGGCGGTACGTGAAGTCAATCGTCTCCACAGCGGACGGGTAGCCGATCAACTTGATGGCCCATCCCGTGGAGTCCGGATCCTTGATGACCGTCCAGTGGTAGGGCTCTCCGGAGGAGTTGTTAACCCGCTCCACCTTCATCGCCTCGTCCGGCGTGAGGTACATGCCAGACCACCAGTTGTATTCGTCTGATGGCTCGTCCATGTTTCGGAAGTCGGACGGCAGCGGGTAGACGGTGCGATACAGCGTGTATGGTGCGCCAGTGACGTTGGCCTTGAGCGACAGTGCGGGATCCAAGACAACGACAGTATCACTGGTGCGCGAGGCCACCCGGCAAATCTCATCGCCAATCTTGAGGTACGCTCCGGTGCCCGCCCACGCAGGCCACGTGCCCCCAGTGAGCGTGACCGTCGTTCCGGAAGCGGTCACTGTCCCCGTGCTGTAGGGCGCCGAGGTGACCACCCGGCCATGCACGTGGTAGTAGGACCAGTCCCTGATCGTCGTCAGCTCGTTGTACGCCCGGTGTATGGCCGTGCGAATGTCCCGCTGCTCCGCGTCCTGGGGGCCGCCGTAGGACGAGGTGATCAGCGATTCAACGAGATCGAAATAGGTCAGGTAGGCCATGGAAATGGATCACCAATAGGTCACGGGCCTACAGACAAGTGCCCCTCCAGGCCCGGGGAAGAGCCTGAAGGGGCACCAAAACCGATCAGGACTCCGAAACGAGCGTCACGCCCAGGCCGCTGGGGTCAGCCGGCGGGATGGTGTCCAGGGCCTCAAACGCCAGGGTGGCGGCGCCAGAGCGGTTTCCCGCGTCATCGACGTCCACCAGCGACAGGATGACGTTCGCCCCCTGCGAGACGGTCAGCTCATCGAACTTGCTGGTATCGCCGGGGTACGCCTTGGAAGACGGCTCCCCGTCCACGGTCACGGTCAGAAGCCGCTCCACAACGTCCGCATCGGACGCAGGGGCGGCCACAATCGAATAGGTCAACTGATTGGGCACGGTCTTGCTCCTGGGGTAAACAGACAAACACTGCGGAACCAGCAAGGCGCGCCTGAGACGATCAATCGCGCTTCCGGTCCACCACATATCAATGTCACTCTTGGGGGGTTTCGCTAACCACCAGCCCCGCCACCTCGCTCATCGGCACCACCGCCACGCTGGGCAGCAGCAGCGACTTGTCGGATGCCTCCCACATGGCGCTCAGCAAACCTCCTGGCGTGACTTCCGTTAGAACGTCGGCCGACAGCATCAAGACGCCGTCGTTCAACTGGCGTGGCAGCAAGATTAGGTTTTCGCTTCCATGCAACGCATGAAGCTCCATAAGTCTCTCAGCCAACTGAGGAGCAAAAAGCAGGCAGTGCTGCCTCCCCCACTCTAGGCTGACCGGCAGCGTGACTTCTGCGAGCGTCATGCCGTCCTCCCAATGCTATCTAAAAATGTGGTCAACGCCGTGTTGTAGGCCGCCGCTTCTGTCGATGTTAGTCCGTCGCCCAATGAGTATGCGTATATTCTGCCAGTAAAGGACACCGCAACTCCATCGCCTCCCGCAACCGAGCCGGAGCCATACACGGCGAATCGGGAGTTTGTGTCGACGGTAGTGCTAGCGCCGGCGCTAGTGCCGACAGAACTGCCACCGACGTAAACAGTGTGTACGCCAGCGTTGCGCGTGTTGATGATAATGTTTCTGTTGGCGTTTGCGGCGGTGTAGTTAGCCGTTCGGGTTCCCCACGCCTGACCGCGCGCAAAACCAACTCGGCCTTCCAGGCTAAAGTTTTCGCCAGACCCGTTAGTTTTTATTCCCAAGAACACATCGACCGCCGTAGAACTCAAGCCGGTAAAGGCGCAGCACATATGCCCAGCCTGCCTGTCGTTTCCTGCTGGAAACATCGTAGAAAACGGGCGGTCGTTGCATCGCAAGTGTTTGCCTGCAACGCTGTCTCCGACTAGGCTCCCGGTCAGCGTATAGTCGCCGCTAACGAATCCGACGTTTTCATCCTTTGCCAGGCCGAGAACAGTCCCACCCATTGCCGTGGAGCGGTAGAGCGGGACAAGTGCCGCAAGAAGGTTGTCACCACACAGGAGCGACAGCCGGTAGAACTTGCTCCGCAAACCGGCTTTGTCAATGTCCACGCAGAACTTGCTGACGGCAGACAGCGACGAGCCGACACTGCCGCCGTTGGCGACGACGCGAGCCGCCCAGTTCGCTGCCTCAGGGTGAGTGGTCTGTCTCGGCCGCAGGAGCCGGTTGTTCATCGGCATGCGGTCAACCCTTGACGCAGACGGTCATGGCGCAGGTGGTTCCGCCCGTGATGATGGGAGCCACAAACGGAAAGCCGAAGCAAGCGTCCGGAATCGGCAGGCAACCAACCGTCACGGAGGTGGTGACCGCGGAGCCATCGGCGTAGATCGGCCTGGGGACGTCTTCGGCCGCAGCGGCGGCATGCCAAGAAATCTGGGTGGCGCCACCAGTGTTGCCGATGATCACGCCTCCGCCGGCATAACGGCCAAAGGGGAATCGCGGAGTGCTGCTGGTGGCCGAGGCCGTGGAGGCAATAAGGACGGAGCCGGTCGTAAAGTGTCTGGCGATCTCGCTCATCGGTTCTTGACCCTGTAGGCGTGTTTCTCAATCACTCGTTCGCGAATCTCTTCCGTCTTGGCCGAGGGGTTGCGTCTTTTCTCCCGACGCACCTCATCTCGGACAATGCTTTCGGAGATCAGTTTCCTCTGGGGCGGGGCAGGGCCGGGGTCGTAGTTCACGCTTCCGGACACTGACATGCGGCGCTTTTTCGCCACCCGAAGAACGTCGTCGTTGGACGACACCCAGGCTTCGGGATCTCGCCAACCCCGGCCGTCAGCCACTCCGCCGCAGTAGTACTTGCCCGAGATGTTGATGCCGGCCTTGCGGGCCTCGTCGGCCACGTACTTGGCCTGCCGCTCGGGCATGTCGTTGAGCTGCTGGTTGTTCATCCGGCCTTCCATGTAGGCCCGGTCGGTGCCCTTGGTCCCTGGAGGGCATTGCAGCGCGACCATGAGGGCCCACCGCTCCCCGTAGGGCAGGGCCTTGGTGTAGGTGTCTTCTGCTTCGCGTCCGAGTTGACGGACCTCAAATGGGATGTCCATAAGAAACTACTGTCCCTGCGGGGGTGGCGGAGGCTCTTGTGGGCCAGGAGGCGGAGGAGGGGGAGGAGGCGGCGGGACGACGAACCCCGACACATCCATCTGGTTGACCTTGCCCCACGCGGCCATGAGGCCGTTGAAAAGGTCGGGCTGTCCGGCCTGCAGCATGCCCTGCGCCACCGGCATCATCACCTGCATGAAGTTGTTCATGTTCTCGGTGCGAGTGGCGATGTTGGGCTTCCGCATGCTGCCGGCTTCGACGCGGTAGGAGTACTCCCGAACAATGGCCTCGGGATCCTCGCTCTGCACGTGCATGGCCCACGCCTGGGCTGCAAGGTTGCCAAGGATCGGCGCAACGTCCTGCGGGTAGATCAGCCACCGTGCAAGCAGCGCTTCCTTGCGGGCGACCTCGGACAGGGCGTCCTCCAGCGTGTTTGCATAGTCGTCGGGCCTGACCGAGATTTGCTCGCTCTTCACGGCAGCTTCAGCAGCACTTCTGAAGGATGAACGCGACATGCCGTAGATGAGTTCTGTCAAACCCACCCGGCGATCAAAGAGCGCGGTGACTTCGGCGATGATGTTCCACATGTCCGATGTGACGCCGGGCATGTTGAACACTGACAGAACGTCGTTGACCGACCGGCCGATGGCCTCGGAGATTTCAACGATCTTGAAGCCGCCCTCGTTCTTCTCAAGGATCTTGGCCTTGAGATCAGGATCCGCGGCCTTGCTGACGCCGATGAGCGTCTGGCTGGAAGTCGCAATCCTCGTTGCCAAGAACGACATCGCCCAGTTGATGAATCGCAATTCCCCGATTCCCGGGCGGATCAGAGAGATAGGCCAAGAGTAGCCGGGCTTGCCGTGCCACCCGAGCAATCCTTTCTC